GGGACACGCTGATGCCAGTATTACTTTGAATCGATATGTGCATTCCTCTATGCAGATGAAGCAGGAATATGTAAAGCGATTGCAATTGACAGGATAATGTTTCGCCGTCAAAAAATCGTATGAGAAATGCGAAAAACATTGGAAACAGCGTGATTTTTTAGGATTGAATAGTCAATGGGCGGATTTTACGAAACAAAAATGCTTCTTTCCTTTTAGTATCTCCAACGGTAAACAATCTATTCTTCTTGCTTTTTGGGATTTTTTATGGTATGATGAAAATAGAGAGAGAAAGCTAAGAAAGTGGCATATTACATGATTTGCATAGCAGTAGTGGATGATGAAAAAGCAGTATGTGATGAACTACTATTTTTTCTGAAGGAATATGAGGTGAAAATTCTAAAAATTTCTTATGGTTGATGATTGCAGAGCAATCTTGAAGAATCGTGCAGATTAATTTAGAGAGGAGTGATCATATGCAGGAACAAATTTTGCTTAGATGTCAAGAAGTCAACTATAAATTTAGCACACATATCGTCTTGTGGATGAATAAAAAAATACAAACAATATGCAAAATGGGATTAAGCTTGCGAAGTAAAAATGAACTTCATAATGCATTATATACGGAAAATCAATATATATTTGGTGGAACAAAATACGATAAAATCAAATTTAAGATTTACAATAATAATTATTTAACGACTGGAATAAATGAATATACAATAAGTGATATGTTTGCAGACATCGAATCTTATTATGTAACCGATAAAGAATTTAATATGGAATTAAATAAAAAATTATATTCTATAACAAAAGAGCACTTTTCATACTATGATATAAAAATAATATTTAGAGTTATAAGCGAATTGCTAGACGAGATTGGAACTTGTATTTATATTGATGGAAACAGAACTGTTAAACAATATAATTCAATTGCTATTCCATATGTGCAAAATCTTTGTATATCACATAAAATGCCAAGTAGACAGGAATTTGAATGGATTTTTGCATATGCCTTTACATCTACATCCGATCAATGGGATGGATATTCTAAGTTGGATTTTTCAACAGATAAATTTGGAAATTACGGACTAAAATTAAACAACAAAAATTTTTTAATTAGTATATTGATGGACGCACTACTTGATAATGAAATTATAAAAATAACGAAAGAAATATTTTGTGATATTGATATTGCTACTTTAATTCAATGCATTAAATTTATAAAAGAAATATTGCTATGTCTTGAGTCGTAAAACACATACAAACTTATTTTCATTAAACCTTGTTTCCTGATTTTGAAAATCAACCACCTAAAAAAGGGCAGTTCTGTCCGGCAAACAGCTGGGCAGGACTGCCCTTTCTATTTTTTCAAGCAGCATATAATCCGGCGAAATGACCGGTTTTGTATGCTGCTTTTTTTGTTGCTGTGCATAAGAAATAAAAGTACACAGAATATTTACAAATAAATTTTCCGATTTCGTTCTGCCTGATTCGTCTTAGTAGTTTAAAAGGGGGTGATATACACACTACCTGCAAAACTGCATAAGAAGGGAGGAACCAACAGATTGACTCCCTTTATCGATAAAAGCTGCAGAATAAAAATCTTTGACTGCTTTGTGAAAACTGTAATGCGAAATGAATATCGAGATGCAGCGGCAGAAAAAAAGAGAATCCAAAACCGTGAGGCGAAACCAGACCTAATGAATGTTCCGGAAATAGAAGATGTGTATCCGTCAGAGCATTTCATTTTGGACAACGAGAAGTATCCGTGTTTGATTGCCAGCGACTGGCTTTATGATGCTATGCTGGAACTTCCAAAAACGCAGAGAGAAACATTGATTTTGGAGTTCTGGTATGGATATGGCGATCAGGAAATCGCAGCGTACTTTCACGTCACGCCTCGCACCATTTACAACTGGAGACAAAAAGCATTTACAGCAATCCGCAAATATTATGAAAGGAATGGCGATGAAAGAAAATGACCTTACATATGAATTGATCTGTGCCGCAGTAAATGGAGAGAAAACTGCTTTGGAAGAAATTCTCCGCTTTTATGACGATTACATCAATGCGTTGGCAACGGTAAAAGGGGAGGATGCACAAGGGAAAACATATCGATATATTGACGAAGATCTAAAAGCCCGAATACAATTGAAGCTGATAAAAGCAATTCCTAAATGGAGAGGAACAGAAAAATGATAGAAACAGATTTATTTGAATTTGCCTATGTGCCGGATTGGTACGGGCAGTTAGAACAATTGGCAGAAATGGCGTTACCGGAAGCATGGCGATTCCGAAAGCCGCAGACCGAATGTAAAAATACAGATACGCCGATTTTAGAACGGTATCTCCATATGATGTTCCGGAAAATGAGTATCGATTACAACACCGGAGAAACGGCGTATTTCCATGTGGAAAACAACTGTGCCTGCTTTCATACAGGACTGTACACAAGACAATATCAGGCAATCTACGCCTGCTTTGAACGAAACAAAAAGAAAGACACCACATTGAAATGGTATTTCACCGGCTTCTGTGATGCTGTTTCTTCCAAGCTGCGGTATGTAGAACCGTTGCCCAAAAAGCCATATTTCCCGATGATGCAAAATGGTGTAAACTTCAATCCGGAATGGCCAATTCGGGTAAATGCAGAACACATTCTCAGCGACCCGGAAAATCGAGAACGGCTGCCAAAGAAGCTGCTTCGGTTCAAGAATCTGCCATTGCTGCTGGAAACGGCAGTGGAACTGGGCAGACGAAAAGCAGTAATTGAGCCGGGGCTGGTAGTACCGCAGGGATATCAAAATCAATTGCAGTTTCTGCTGCCGATCTGTTTAACAGATATGGAAAAACCGAATCTTGCCATGACCTTGGCAGAACGAAACGGATATTATCTGGGCAGCACTTGTCTGACACTGGAAATGGCATATCTGAATGCGAGAATGATTGCGAGACCCATTGCTCCGTGGCTGACCAGTTTGGTAAAAAAGTGAGAACATCCGATGAGGTGCAGAATTTTTTTCTATACCTTGTCGGTGTTTTGTAATTCTTGAAAGAATTCATTTTGCGAAAATTCTGTGAATCTTTTTCAAACTGGTCACGACCTGACCAGTTTGGGTTGTAGAATAAAAATACATCGGAAAGGGGGTGAAAGGCATGGGTCTCGTAGAACGGCGAGAAGAGATTTTGAAATTACTGATTTCCCGTCGGAAAAGCACAGTTCCAATTTTAATGCATGAATTTCATGTTTCAGAAAAAACGATTCGCCGGGACATACGAGCACTCATGCTGAAATATCCCCTTGAAACTTTTAGCGGAAACGGTGGCGGAGTACAGATACCGGAATGGTATGCTCCAAATAAAAATCTGCTGTCAAAAGAAGAAGTTACAGTTCTGGAAGAACTGCTGCAAAAGGCGGATGTATACCAAAGCCGAATACTAAAGCAAATTCTTGCCAGATTTGGTTCAGATACATATCGTCCATACAAAGCATAGGAGAAAAAGTGAAAGAAGTTCTAAAAATCCCCCTTAAAGCAACGCTCTATCGCCATCAACAATCCGCCTGCCGCTTTGCCTGCGAACGCTTCGGCATCCTGCCCTCAGAGACACACAGTAATGGCGTGGCACTGCTCATGGAAATGGGCTGCGGAAAGACCATCACCAGCATTGCCATTGTTGGAATTCTGTATCAGTATCGTCATATCAGAAGAATCCTGATCACAGCACCACTGTCCATTCTCTCTGTCTGGGAACAGGAATTTGCACGTTTTGCTGCTTTTCCATATCAGCTGACTGTTCTGAAAGGCAGCAGTACACAGAAAAAAGAACAGCTTTCCAAGCTGCACGGGAATGATTTGCAAATCGCTGTTGTCAATTATGAATCTGCATGGCGATTGGAGAAAGAACTGCTTGCCTTTGATGCCGACCTTATCATTGCAGACGAGGCACACAAAATCAAGGAAAACCGCACGGCACAGTCTAAAGCCATGCGCCATCTCGGAGACAAGTCAAGATACAAGCTGCTTCTGACCGGTACACTTATTACCAACAAAGAACTGGATGTCTTTTCCCAGTACCGCTTTCTGAACAAAGAGATTTTCGGGACAAGCTTCTATGCTTTTCGCAGTCGTTATTTCGATATGTGCGGATACGGCAATCACATTCCGGTTTTCCGAAAGCAGATGATGGATGAATTCCTGCAAAAACTGCATTCCGTTGCCTATCGTGTGACCAAAGCGGAATGTCTGGACTTGCCTCAAATTACCGAGGAAATCCGCACGGTAGAACTGGAACCGAAAGCAATGAAACTATACAAGCAGCTGGAAAAAGAATGCTTTGCGGAGCTTGCAGGTTCGGAAATTTCGGCAGTAAATGTACTGACAAAAATGCTTCGTCTGTCTCAGGTCACAGGCGGTCACCTCACCAATGACGAGGGAGATTGCAATGCTGTCAGCACAGCAAAACTGGATGCTCTGTCCGATATTCTGGACACCATGCTTGCAGAAGAAAAAAAGCTGGTCATTCTGGCAAGGTTTGTCCCAGAACTGGACGGCATTCAGGAACTGCTGAAACGAAAACAGATTGGCTATGCGTCTGTGCGTGGCGGTGTTTCTAACCGTGCCGAAGAAATCCGGAGATTTCAGGAAGATGCAGACTGCTGTGTATTTGTTGGGCAGATCGCAGCGGCAGGTCTGGGCATCACACTTACCGCAGCATCCACCATGGTGTTCTACAGTCTGGACTATTCCATGTCTAACTTTGAACAGGCAAAAGCAAGAATCCATCGAGTTTCTCAGACAGAAAACTGTCTGTATATTTATCTGACTGCAAAACATACAGTCGATACAAAAATCCTTCGTGCTTTGCGGGATAAGGCAGATCTGGCGAAAATGCTGGTGGATGATTACCGAAACGGAATCAATCCATTTCAGGAAGGAGTTTGAAATGCAAACACAGAACATGTATGAACTGGCGGAGCAGCTAAAACAACTCCGTGAGAAAAAGAAGAATGCAGAACAGCGATTGAAAGAAATGAACGCTGAAATTGAACAGGCAGATTATCAGCTTTCTATGCTGATGGCAGAAACAGAAACACAGAATTTCACGCGTGCCGGAACGACGTTTGCTCTGACCACCAAAACCCGTGCTTCTGCCATGGCAGGGCGGAAGGAAGAACTGTATGCAGCTCTGAAAGAAAACGGCTACGGTGATCTGGTCTATGAGACTGTCAACGCCAACAGTCTGTCAGCTTTTGTCAAAGAGCAGATCGCAGAAAATCAGAATACTGTACCAGAGTGGCTGAGCGGTCTTGTCCATGTCTATGAGCAGACCGCTGTGTCTGTCCGTAAATCCACAAAATGAAAGGAATCAGAACTATGAAAAATGAAATGATGGAAACCAACCAAACAGGCTTCCTTGCTCTGCAAGACTTTGATCTTGCTGATGTGATGTGTGCAGAAATGGACGGCTTGTCCGCAGCATTTGAACGAGTCAAGATCCCGTCCGGCGGCGGTGTGATGTTTGAAATCCCCGGTGAGAATCCGGAGGAACCGGACACGGTAAAAACGTTTTCCGCTGTGATCCTCTATCAGCATTCTTTGAATGCCTACTACCAAAGCGAATATCAGGGTGGCTCCAATCCACCGGACTGCGGCAGTTTTGACGGGCATCATGGGGAAGGAAATCCCGGCGGCAGCTGTGATTCCTGCCCGCTGAATCAGTATGGATCCGGAAAGAACGGTGCAAAAGCCTGCAAGAATCGCCGTCGTCTGTATCTGCTTCGGGAGGGCGATATTTTTCCGGTAATTCTGTCTCTACCTACCGGTTCTCTGAAGTCCTTTACTCGTTATCTGATGCGTGTGATCCCCAAATACAAGAATTCCAATGCTGTGGTAACAAAATTTACACTGAAAAAAGCAGTCAGCGGCACTGGCATGAGTTATTCCCAGGCACAGTTTGCCGTAGAACGGGCATTGTCTCCGGAAGAATATCCGCTGATCGCAGCTGTGACAGAACAGGTCAAGGCTCTTAGTAAAAATGTGGGCTATGATACAGAAGATGCACTGCGTGTGGACCCGGAAACCGGCGAAGTCATGGAGCCGCTGAATTGAGGAGAACGCTATGGAGAATTACAGATGTGTCACTTCGGTGCAGGAAATTCAGCAGTATATCGGCGATGCAGCAGTTGTGGCTTTTGACTATGAGACTGCACCGGATGAGCCTTACCGCATGGAAGAAAAGGCGGCTCTGGATCCGCAGAAAAACCATATGACCGGATGCAGTTTTTCTGTCAAAGAGCATACCGGAATATATGTCCCAGTGGCTCACAAAGTAGGAGAAAATATCGAACTGACATCTTTTTTGCAATTTCTGCGAGCTTTTCTCACGGACAAGCGTATCGTTAAAGTTGCTCACAATATTGCCTTTGAATCTGCAATATCCTGTCAACGGGATATCGTCATACAGCCGCCGGTGTATGATACCATTTGTGCAGCACAAATGACCTTGAAAAACAACTACGCATTTCGCAAACTTGCTGACAGCGGTCTGAAAAAACTGGCGGAAGAACTGTGCCATGAATCGCTGCCCACCTTTTCAGATGTCACAAACGGCAGACACTTTGACGAACTGGATGCACAGGATGCAGAAACAATACGCTATGGCTGTGCGGACTCTGATTTTGCCTTGCAGCTGTATCATATTTTCAATAACTGGTTTGATCGGTTTTTGCCGAAACATCGGTACCTTGTGGAAGAAATCGAATCACCTGCAGCGGTGTACTTAGGGCTGATGAAATACAACGGCGTGCCTGTGAATGCAGATTTGATGAAAGTGCGTCAGCAGGAGGCAGTGGAGCAAATGGAATATATCCGCAATGAAATTGCAATGTGCATTGGCGATGTTCCGATTGGTGCAAACTGCAGCACTAAAGCTTTCAAGGAGTATCTGTATCAGACTTTACAGCTGCCTGTTATGAAAGTCACAGCATCCAACAGAGAAGCAGCAGACGATGCCACAATGATCCTGCTGAAGGAATGGTGTGATGCCAACCGTCCGGAACTTTCTCCTTTGTTCATACTGGTACAGGAATACCGGAAATGGAGCAAGATCAAGTCTACCTACATTGACGGCTATCTGAAATATCTGAATTCTGCAACGGGCAGGATCCATCCGGATTTCTTTGCTCTGTCCACGGAAACAGGAAGAATGAATTGCCGCAATCCCAATTTACAGAACTGTCCCAGAAAAAGCAACGATCCCATCGGTGTCCGCAATTTTATTCAGGCTCCGGAAAATCATCTGATCTTGTCTCTCGATTTTTCGCAAATCGAACTGCGTGTGGGAGCATTCTACTGCCGGGACAAGACCATGATGGAAACCTATCAAAACGGCGGGGATATTCATGCGGCAACGACTTCTGTCATTTTCGGCTGTACCTATGCAGAAGCACAAAACAAGCATCGACCGGAATACAAGGAACAGCGTACCATCGCCAAGAACGTGAACTTTGGCACATTTTACGGGCTATTTCCAAAGGGACTGCAGAGCACATTGAAGTTCAAGGCAGGCGTAGAGAAATCTATACCGGAATGTGAAGAAATCATTCGCAATCTGAAGGCTGGCTATCCGGCTTTGACGGGCTGGCAGAATGAAACAAAGATGATCGCAAAGCAGAAACTGTATACAGAAACCTGGCTGGGACGCAGAAGGTATCTTCCCAATATTCGCAGCGACAACTGGGGACTGCAGTCCTTTGCGGAACGATGTGCCTTGAATACCCCGATTCAGGGAACGGCTGCGGATATTCTGAAGCTGGCAATTGTCCGTATTTTAGAAGGACTGCCGTCACGCCCATGGCTGAGACCGATCCTGCAGATTCACGATGAACTGACGTTTCTCATTCCGAAAGACAGATTGCAGGAAACAGTGGCTTTTGTGAAAGGCTGTATGGAACAGCAGCCGTTTCCGGAGTTTGATCTGCCCCTTGTGGCAGAAGCATCTGCCGGAGAAAGCTTCGGCAATTTAGAGGAACTGGAGGAATGAACTTGGCAGAAACACACAACAAGGAAGGATACTTCTCGCCGACCGAATTTGAAGCAATGAAAAGAATAGAAAGCGAGGAGAAAAAGGCACGGAGACTGGCGGCATTCCGACCGCTTGTATATATCTGTTCTCCCTATCGTGGCAATACCAATGAAAACATTGAAAATGCCCGGAAATACAGTCGTTTTGCGGTAGTACATCACAGTATTCCCATTGCACCGCATTTGCTTTTTCCGCAGTTTCTGGACGATACCCTTGGGGAAGAACGGCAAACTGCAATGTTCATGAATTATGTGCTTCTGACAAAATGTGTCCAGCTGTGGGTATTCGGCAGCAGCATTTCTGAGGGTATGGAACAGGAAATACGATGGGCAAAACGCAGGCATATGCCGATTCGATATTTCACAGAAGAAATGGAGGAAGTGGTATGAATATATCGGCACAGGATGTTATCAATGCGATCTTTCATCCGGACGATACGGTATGTCTGCGTATTTTTGATGATCGGAAAGAAGGCATCTTTACCGGTGCCAAAATGTCTGTAGAAGCAGGAAAATTCTTTGCAGTGGAGTCCACGCTGAAAGAACATAACCAGAAAAATCATGGCATCTTTTTTGTGGTGAACTCCGGCGGTCAGACCGATGACAGCATTACTCGCATCAATGCACAGTTTGTGGAGATGGACGATAAAACTTTCGAGGAACAGCAGGCACTCATCGATGCGTTTCCGCTGCCGCCGTCTATGGTCATTCAGACCCGAAAATCGCTGCATACATACTGGTTTGTCAAAGAGGCAAAGGTGTCATTGTTTCGCCCCATTCAAAAGGCACTGGTGCAGCATTTCGGCGGAGATCCTGCCTGTGTCAACGAAAGCCGTGTCATGCGTCTGCCGGGATTCTATCACTGCAAGAAAGAATCGGTCTTGGTAGAGTGCATCTCGTTTCATCCGGAACGAAGATACACACAGGAACAGCTGATAGAAAGACTGCCTGTTTCGCAAGAAGCAGAAGAACAACCGAAAGTGCCACTGCATGGAGAACAGAAAGGGATTGGCATTGTAGAAGCAGAATGCGATTTTATCAAGTACTGCCGGGACAATGCAGCTGCACTTTCTGAACATGACTGGTATGCGATGATCTCCAATTTAAGTGTGTTTGAAGGCGGTGCAGCGGTCATACATCAATACTCCAAACCGTATCCGAAGTATTCTTTTGAAGAAACGCAGAATAAAATCCAGCATTTTCTCCGCAGCGGAACAAAACCTATGACCTGCCGCACCATTGCAGAGAAAGGCTTTTCCTGCCCAAAGCTGCGAAGTGGACAGTGCAGCTGTAAATCTCCTGCGGCTCTGTGTTTTCAGCCGCTTTCCATTGATGGCATTCGGGCACTGCTGCTGCAGCAAAAGGTGCAAAATGCCGTGGTGGAAGATTTGCAGACTGCACGAAACTTTGTGTCGGAATATCTTTACAATGTGGACAGCGTGACTGCCGAATCGATGATCCATTACGATTTAAAGCAGCATTTCGGTTTCAAAAATGCAGATGTCAAGCCGCTGCTTGCTCTGCAAAAAGAACTGTACAAGGCATTTCAAAACAAATCCGAAACACGGAAGCATCGCTCCGGCATGGAAATTCCCGACTGGTATGAAATGACAGAACGGGGTCCGAAGTTTCTGCCCGGTGTGCTTGCAGAATACATGACACAGAATGCCCCTGTGTTTTATTCTGCCGAGCAGTATTATTGCTATGAAAACGGCGTTTATCACAGCATCACGGAACTGACAGCAAGAAATATGGTACGGGATAAAATGCTGACCAGATACACAAAGCTGTCTCAGATCAATGATACCGAAGGACAATGGAAGATGCAGGTGCAGAAGGATATTCGGGAACTTAATCCCAATCCCTATCTCATCAATGTGCGAAATGGCCTGTACAATGTGCTGGACGAAACCTTGTCGGAGCACACCGCAAAGTATCTGTCTACAGTACAGCTGAATGTGCGATATATGTCCGATGCAAAGTGTCCCAGATTTCTGCAGTTTCTGCATGAATCCGTGGAGGAGGATCAGGTGACGCTGATTCAGGAGATGCTGGGCTACTTTCTCATTCCGGTCAATCATGCCCAGAAGTGCTTTATCATTGTGGGAAAAGGCGGTGCCGGGAAGTCTGTGCTGCTGCGGGTACTGAATGAACTGCTGCTGGGAAAAGAAAATGTGTCCAATGTAGCATGGCAGGCATTGAATGATCGATTCAAGACCGCAGAACTTTTTGGCAAGTGGGCGAATATCTGTGCAGAGTTACCCACAAAGGGCATTGAAGACAACGGCATTTTCAAGGCGTTGGTCGGAGAGGATTATCTGACGGTGGAAAAGAAAAACAAAAATCCCTTTTCTTTTCAGCCCTATGCGAGGCTGCTCTTTTCCTGCAACAGCATTCCGAAGAACTATGGGGACAAATCGGAGGGCTTTTACCGCCGTCTGATCATTGTCCGGTTCAATCATTCTGTGCCGGAGGAACGACGAGATCCGGAACTTCTGGAGAAGTTCCGCTGTGAAGCAGATGGGATCTTTCAATTTGCCTTAGAAGGACTGCGGCGGCTGATGCAGAATCATTTTCATTTTTCAGAAACAAAGGCAAATGCACAGGAACTTCAGAAATACCGGGAAGACAGCAACAGTGTGCTGGCGTTTGTTCGGGACTGCTGTACTTTGCAAATGGATGCAGAAGTGGGAAGAATGGAGTTCTTTGCACGGTATAAATCATACTGTGACAGCTGCGGCATGGCTCCATACAGTCAGCAGAATTTCAACAACGAACTGGAAGCAAATTTTCCCACGGTCGTGAAAGCAGCAGACAGAACCGGAAAACGGAGGACATGGAGAGGCATCAGCTTTTCAGAAAGCCATGTGTAGCTTGCCAGGGGAGAGGTCTGCACAGCGTTCTGACAGGGTTTACAGGCTTTGCAGGGAATTCCCGTAATCTTTTATATATTTCCTATTTTATATCCCCATATATTTTCTCATTTTTTATGAGTATAATAGAAATTTCCCTGTAAAATCAGTAAAGAGGTAAGAGGTGAGCAGTTTGAAAGAAGCGGATATCGTAAGGGCGATTTTGAGGTATCTGAAAACCGTGCCGAATTGTTTTTGCTGGAAGGAGCATGGCGGGATGTATGGAACGGCAGGAATCCCCGATGTGATCGCCTGCATTGGCGGCAGGTTCTTTGCCTTTGAAGTAAAAACGGAGAAAGGGAAAGCAACTGCTTTGCAGGAATCGGCTCTTCGCAAAATACAAAAATGCGGCGGAAACGCTGCCATCGTCCGTTCTGTGGAGGAGGTAAAAAGAATGCTGGAGGAGATCACGGCATGACAGCAAAAGAATACATGAAACAGGCACAAAGACTTCTTAGAAGGATTGACCGAAAACAAAAGGAAGCAGATGCTCTTCGTCAGAAACTTTCTTTTCCCAAATCACCTGCCTATTCTGATTTGCCCAAACCCGTATCGCCGGAATCTCACGCCGTGGAAAGCGGCGTTTCTCAGATCTTATCCTTGGAGGAAGAAGTAAAGACTGCAAAAAAGGAACTGGAAGATCTGAAAGCCGTTTTTGATACTGCGATAAAAGCCGTCACAGATACGGAGCATCATGATATTCTGGCAAAGCGTTATCTGGAATTCAAGGACTGGAATCAGATCGCAGAAGAAATGGGATACAGTAAACCTTCCTGTTATCGTTTGCACCGGGAAGCCTTGGCAGGGATGAAAAGTTGATAGTTCATGATAGTTCATAACACTTGATGATAGTTCGCATATGTGGTATACTGTAAAGTAGGAAAACAGGAGAAAGCGAAACAGCCTTTGCGGAAGAAATTCTGCGAGGGCTGTTTTTCGTGTCCATAAAGGAGAATCGATATGCTTGCAAAAGAAGTTTTAAGAAACAGTATGGATCTAAACAGACGCATCAAGGAACAGAGTGTGATTTATCAGGATTGGAAAGCTATGGCGATGGAAATCGATGAAGATGAAATACATGAGATCGTGGAGGCAGCGTGGGACGATCTGATCGCATCAATTCGGTTGAAACGGAAGCTGGAAGAACTTATCATGGCAAATCACAATGCCGATCAGCGTGAGATCCTTCGTTTGCGGTATCTTTACGCTGCAACATGGGATGCCATTGCAGATGAACTGAATGACAGCGTTGCCTGGGTGAAGGAACAATACCAAAAAGCATTGAAAAAACTCTCTGCAGAAACCACAGAGAGTTGCAAAGGCTGTGACTGCTGTGCCGAAGAAATGTAAGAAGCCCTGCAAGCACCCAGGCTGTCCCAATCTGACAGACGGTTTGTACTGTGCAGAGCATCAGCCCCTGCACCCAGACCGACCGTCTGCTGCCAAGCGTGGCTATGGCAGCAGGTGGCAGCGGCTCAGCAAGGCGTACCTGCGGAAGCATCCGCTGTGCGTGAAGTGTATGGCACGGGGACGGTTCACAGCAGCAACTGTAGTCGACCATATCATTCCTCACCGTGGTGATCCGCATCTGATGTGGGATGAAAGCAACTGGCAGGCTCTTTGCAAGTCCTGCCATGACCGCAAGACATGGACGGAAGACCAAAATCCCGTCTATCGGTATTGATTGTGTCTGAAATGCTGCCGGTGGGGGGATAAAAATCGCTAATTGTGAATTTTTTACAGACCGGCGTTCCCTCTCATATACAAAAATCAAGGTTCAAACGGGGGATTAACCCCGGAAATATGCAAACAAGCCGAAACCTACGCAGTTTCGGCTGTTTTTCTCTCAAAAGGCAGGTGAAATCAGATGGCAAAAGACGGTACAAGAAGAGGCGGCAGACGAGTTCGTGCAGGCGATAAGCCAAAAGCCCTCTCCGACAAAATCGCAGAGGGCAAGGACGCAGATATTATGGAGTTTCATGCTCCGGAATTGGACGCAGATAATCTGGACGATGCCGCTGATTTGACCGGTGCGGATATGCCAAGTCCCAGTGCATACTTGTCTGCCCAACAGAAGAATGGAAAACCGCTGGGGGCAGACATTGTGTACAAAGAAACATGGCTCTGGCTGAAACAGCGTGGCTGTGAAAAGCACGTCAACAAACGGCTGCTGGAAAGTTACTCGCAGGCATTCGCCCGATTTGTACAGTGTGAAGAAGCCCTCAGTACCTATGGACTGCTGGGAAAGCACCCGACCACGGGCGGCGTTATCGCCTCTCCGTTTGTGCAGATGAGCCAGACATTTCAGAAACAGGCAAATTTGCTCTGGTATGAGATTTTCGATATTGTAAAGCAGAACTGTACGACCAAATTTGATGGCACACCGCAGGATGATTTGATGGAACAGCTTCTGAGCAGCAGAAAGTGAGAAATACATGAAAGCAGATACTCAGTTCTGGCGAGATTTGAAAGCCAATCGCCAGAAGATGACCAAACAGCAATACAGAACCATTAAGGGACAGGCGGTCAGCGGAAAAGTACTGGACGCCAGAAAAGGTTTACAGAAAGTTTTGAAGCGGAGGAATGGAGCATGACCACAACTACAGAATTTCAGCTTGTTGATATCAACAAGTTAGTACCCTATGCGAATAATGCCAGAACGCACAACAAGGAACAGATCCTGAAGCTTCGCTCTTCTCTGCGTGAGTTTGGCTTTGTGAATCCCGTCATTATCGACCGGGAATACAATGTGCTGGCTGGACATGGACGCATTATGGCGGCAAAAGAAGAAGGCATTGCAGAAGTACCCTGTGTGTATGCCGACCATCTAACCGAAGCACAGAAGAAGGCATATATCCTTGCTGACAACCGTATGGCGTTAGATGCTGGTTGGGATGATGAACTGCTTGCTGTTGAGATGGAAGAATTACAGAATCTCGGTTTTGACCTTGGACTTACAGGCTTTGATGAAAAAGAAATCGCAGATTTATTTGCAATTGACAGCGATGAAGCAAAACAGGACGATTTTGATGTGGACGCAGAACTTGAAAAGCCCTGCAAATCCAAAACAGGCGATATCTGGCATCTTGGAAAACACACAGTTATCTGCGGTGATTCAACTTTGCCTGAAACGTTCAACGCTCTGCTTGGCGATACAAGAGTAAATCTTGTCTGTACAGATGCACCATATTTTGTCGACCTTAACAGCACGTCGGGAAAAATCAAGAATGACAATCTAAACGATAAGGAAGCATACAAATTCCTTATGAAAGTATTCAAAAATCTGCACGAATATATGCAGAGAGATGCAAGTTTCTATGAATTCTATGCCACTTCAAAAGCGAGAATTTTTCACGATGCTTTTGAAGATGCCGGCTTCAAAGTTGGTGCAGGTCTTGTCTGGAAGAAAGATCGTCTTGTTCTTACAAGAACAGACTGGAAATATATCCACGAACCTATCATTTTCGGCTGGAAAAAGGACGGGAAACATAATTGGTACGGTGATCAGAAACAAGTGACTGTATTTGAATTTGATCGTATCAAAAACAGTAAAGAGGACGGCTGCGGACATCCTTCAAGCAAGCCTGTTCCGCTGATTGCTTATCTTATCGGTTTATCAACGCAGACGAATGCTTTAGTGCTTGATTGCTTTTTAGGTTCAGCATCTACCCTGATTGCCTGTGACCAGCTTGACAGAATTTGTTACGGCATAGAGTTTGAACCGAAGTTTGTTGATGTAGCCGTTGAAAGGTACACAAAACTCCATGACGGAAATTCCGATGATGTGTATTTGATTCGGGATGGGAAGCGAATGGAATATTCGGAAGTAGAGGTGTCAGATGCGTAACCTCACCCTTGGCAGCCTCTTTGACGGCAGCGGCGGTTTTCCGCTTGCCGGACTGCTGGCAGGCATTGTGCCTGTCTGGTCTTCTGAAATTGAACCGTTTGCCATTCGTGTGACAGAAAAACGACTGCCGCAGGTACAACACTTCGGCAATATCAGCGGACTGCATGGTGCAAAGCTGCCGCCTGTGGACATCATCACCTTTGGCAGTCCATGCCAGGATATGAGCATCGCCGGAAAACGAACCGGTCTGAACGGCAGCCGTTCTTCTCTGTTTCACGAAGCAATCCGTATCATCCGAGAAATGAGGTGTGCAAGCAATGGCAAATACCCAAGATACATCGTCTGGGAAAACGTCCCCGGAGCATTTTCCTCCAACGGTGGAGAAGATTTCCGCTGTGTCCTCGAAGCCATCTGTTCGGTCAAAGACAGCAGCATTTCAATTCCTCGACCTGCGGGAAAATGGACAAAAGCCGGAGAGATTCTGGCAGAATCCTATTCCCTCGCATGGAGAGTTCTTGATGCACAATACTGGGGAGTGCCCCAGCGAAGAAAACGGATCTTTCTTGTCGCAGATTTTGACGGAACAAGTGCCGGAAAAATACTATTTGAGTCCGAAGGCTTGTCAGGGTATTCTGCGGAGAGCCTCCGTGCGTGGCAAAGAACTGCCGGAAGTGCTGCGGACAGCTCTGGAACGGCAGGCTTGTGCTTGTGTGACCAGGGCGGAGAACGCATAGACATTCTGAAAGAACGCACTGCCACCCTTCGTGCAGAAGCCCATCATCCGCCTTGTGTACTGGAAAATCATCCTGCTGACAGCCGGCTTCAGATCTCTGAGAACGGAAAAGTACAGACACTGACTTCCAGATGCGGAACCGGCGGCGGAAATGTTCCGCTGTTGATGGATACACCGAAAACATTGAAGATTCGCTGCGGAAAAGCCGGCGGTGGAAAAGGCAGTCTGATACAGGAAAACAAATCTGCTACGCTGTCCTGCAACAATGACCAGACTGTATTTCAGCCGAAAGCATACGGCATCAGTTCCTTTTCCAGCAATGCCATGCTTTCCGGTAATCCGCACAGCGGCATTTATGAGGCAGACACTGCCCGTACTTTGGACACCAGCGACCAGTCACCAGCCAAAAATCAAGGCGGTATTGCTGTGCTGGAAAGTTATGCTTTGCAGGGTTCAATGGTCGGTCGGTCTGACCAAAACGGACCGCAGGGCGGCGGTGTCAACAAAGAGGTCGCTTTCACTTTGAATGCTACCGACCATCATGCAGTGTATGCTGCTTCTACGGGAAATTTCAGCAGTGCATTTCGGGAAACGACCCCTACACTGCTGGCACGGGACCACAAAGACCCCAGTATCGTTTCCAGCGGTTATGCGGTTCGCAGACTGACACCGCAGGAATGTGCAAGACTGCAGGGATTTCCGGATCAATGGTGCAGTGACCTGGCATCGGAAAATCCCACAGAAGAAGAAATCGACCGATGGGCAGCTATTTTTGAAGAATACCGAAAAGCGGTAAAACCGGAGAGCCGTCCCAAAAGCCGAAAGATGGTACAGAAATGGCTGCAAGATCCATATCGTGATGCAGCAGAGTATCGCCTTTGGGGGAATGGCATCTGTCTGAATGTTGCTGTTTTTGTGCTTGCCGGAATCGTCTGGGCAGATTTGTGATCTGTTACAAATGACAGCCGAAACATTCTACACATCTCACAGTTGCTATCTGTGGGAAACAGAGTTAATATGTGTCATGGCGAAAGCAAAAACGCCGAAAGAAAGGAGTTTTTCACATGACCATTACTTATCACAGTCAAAATCGAAAGGAACTGGTGAAAGCCATCAGTGAGATTATCGGCATTCCAGCAGTATATCAATTCATGCCCACCTGTGCCTACAAAATCGGTGAATGCTACACCGTTACCAAGTCCGGTGATCTGGAAATCAGTGACCAAGCCGATCATAAGGAAACAGAACGGCTTCTTGCCGAACTGGCAAGTCGGGGCTATGCTGTTCCGGATACATCAGAACCGGAATCTAAAGGCTTGACGGTGCAGATGCCAGCCGATTTCTTCACGGAGCATACACTGGGCAATCTCCGACAGATCTGCGAAAACAAGGCTTCCCTTTTTCAGGCAGCTTTTCAAACGGATTCGCTGGACATCATTCCATCGGATGAAAAAGTGGAATTCCCGTGGTTCACGGTCGAACAGGATGGTGATGCAGATGCCTACTGCACCTTCATTTCCATGCTCTGCGAATTTGCCAAGAACCAAAGCCGCATCAACCGCAAGCCGGACACCTCCGACAATCCCAAGTACACCATGCGGTGTTTCCTGATTCGTCTGGGAATGGTGGGGGCAGAATTCAAGGCGGCAAGAAAGGTCATTCTTCGCAATCTCACAGGCAATTCCGCATTCAGAAAGGTTGGTGATACGGATGCCGTTTCCGAGTGAATCATATTTGGAACAGTTGCGAAAAAAGTACCCTGTTGGAACAAAATTACAGCTGCTTTCTATGCGGAATGAAACATATCCGATTCTTCCCGGAACAGTTGGTGTGGTCACGCATATTGACGATGCGGGTTCTATTCATATGCGGTGGGAGAATGGTTCTTCCCTTGCTCTGATTCCCGAAATCGACAGTTTCCAGACCGTATCCGAGGCGAAAAAATAAGGCGGCACCTCCTCCATTGTACGGTATGTTACCATACAATCGCAAGAATTGCAAGAGTGTATTCTACACAATCTTTTGACCTCATTTTCTGTAGATTTAGCCGCTTGCTATCTCCTCCGTTTAGAGTTAATATGGGTACAACGGAACGGGAAACCGACCGAAAATACCAAAACGGAGGAATTATATCATGAACCCTTACAAGCTGAGAACACAATTGAACCTGATCAATTACAACACGGAAATCACCCGTGAGGATTTCGACAGCCTTTTCTACAGGACTAACGAGCAAATCACCTTCACATTCAATGGCTGGGATGGAAAGAGTTATGACGGTGAAAGCCGCAGCGGTTATGTATACCGCACGACCCTCAAAGGCTATGAGGATGTGAGATTCATCAAGGTCGGCAAAGGGCTGCACTACATTGATGAGGACAGCAGCATTATCGAGAAAGCAACGGGCATCGCTCACAAGGAAGCCGAGTGGCTTATCAATGTGAAAAGAGTCTGAATGTAAACATCATTTCTCGGAGGACTGACATGATCGGTCTTCTGAGAAATGGTGTAATATGTACAGTTAAGGACGCAGATATGCCGATTCTATTCTGTACATTTAGCCACTTGCTATCTCCTCCGTTTAGAGTTAATATGGTTACAACGAAAGGGAAAAAAGCCCGAAATTACGGAGGAAAACACCATGAACGAAAAAACCGCAAAGCAAATCGAAAACCTGAAAAAGCAGACCATTGGCGTGGAGATTGAGATGAACCACATCACCAGAGAACGAGCTGCCAGACTTGCCGCCGACCATTTCGGCACAGGCAGATACGAATACACCGCCAGCCGAAACGGCTACAGCACTTGGTCGGCTTGGGATGCACAGGGCAGAGAATGGAAATTCCAGAAAGACGTCAGCATTGCAGGATGCGATGCCGAAAAGTGCGAACTGGTCACGCCGATTTTGAAATACGAGGACATTGAAACCTTGCAGGAACTGGTCAGAAAGCTTCGCAAAGCCGGAGCAATCAGCCATGCAGGCATCGGAGCCGGAGTACACATTCACATTGGAGCAAACGGACACACACCGCAAACCCTGCGAAACCTCGCCAACCTTATGGCGAGCCATGAACGGCTGATTGCAGACGCCCTGAAAATCGACCAAGGCAGAATGAACCGATATTGCAGAACGGTCAATCCCCAATTCATCGAACAGCTGAACCGAAAAAAGCCCACCAACATGGCACAGTTCGCAGACATCTGGTATACGGCGAACGGTGCAAATTACGGCAGAAATCAGCACTACAATGACAGCCGATACCACATGCTGAACTATCACGCAACTTTTACAAAAGGCACAATTGAATTCCGGTTATTTCAATTCGACAAGCCTGCCAACGGCAGGAAAAACGGACTTCATGCCGGACAGCTGAAAAGCTACATACAACTTTGCCTTGCCCTTTCCGAAATGGCAAAGGGACTGCGAACCGCCAGTCCGAAACCACAGCAAACGGAAAATCCGAAATTCGCCATGCGAACATGGCTGATTCGATTGGGTCTGGTTGGCGAGGAGTTCGCCACCGCCAGAACGTTCCTCACCAGAAACTTGGACGGCGATGCCGCTTTCCGATTCGGCAGATAAAGGGACAGCCTTTTGCTACCAGCTACACCAGACCGCTTCGGCGGTCTTATGGTGGTGAAAGGGTATCCCTTTCAGAAAGGATTTGATCACATGAAAAAGTTTTACCTTGCCTACGGCAGCAATCTGAACGTGAAACAGATGCAGTTCCGCTGCCCGGATGCCAGAATTATGGGAACTGCGAAAATTCCAAATTACCAGCTGCTGTTCAAGGGCAGCAAGACCGGCTCCTATCTGACCATCGAACCCAAGCAGGGCTGTACCGTTCCGGCGGCAGTCTGGTCGGTATCGGAACGAGATGAACTTGCTCTTGACCGCTATGAGGGGTATCCCCATTTCTACTACAAAACGGAACTGGAACTTCCCCTTGCAGAAACCAGAAAAAAGCTGACCGCCTTTGTGTACATCATGCACAAGGAACGGAAACTGGGCATTCCCACTTCTGCCTACATCCGCACCTGTGTGGACGGATACCGCCAGTTCGGTTTTGACATGAAACACCTGCGGAAAGCCATGGACATCAGCGAACGGGAGGTGTACCACCATGAAAACGGATAAGCCAATTTCGGCAATCTGCCCACTTTGCGGAAAGTCATATTCTGGTGTGCCTGCACTTTCCAGAACGGACAACCAAACGCCCATTTGCCCGGACTGCGGCATTCGGCAGGCACTGGAAAGCATCGGCGTTTCCACGGAGGAACGGGAGAAAATCCTGTCTGTAATGCACCGAAAGTTCCCCATGTAACCGCCCTGTTTGCCCTGTGTGGGCTTTCAGAGCACTTGCCGAAAAACTGCCCAAAGTCAAAACCAGCCCCACACAGGCGAACTGTGCGGGGCTTGGTTGGTAGCTGCGATTTTCCGAGATGCCTTTTCCATTGTACTGTATTTTACCATAGAAAAGCAAGTTTATCCAGTGTCAGATCCACCAAATATACAGCGGAAATATCGCCTTATGTTCTGTACATTTAGCCGCTTGCTATACGCCGAAAGGTATGGTAATATACAGTTACCGAAAGGGAAAACAACCAAAAAACCACGAAATTTGGAGGAAAAACACAATGGTATCATACGGAATCGCAAAGGCAAGAGCAATGGCAAACAGAACGGACTGGAACGAAAGAACCGAAATCACAAAGGCAGTTATCACCTGGGTGGACGATGAATACGAATACGACCTTGAAATTGAAAATGAGGACAGAATGGACGATGAAGAGTTCACAGAATGGGTTGAGAAAAATGCAGAAAGCCTTGCAAAGGCAGATGCAGAAGAAAATGAAACGATTTTTGAGGGCATTGACAGAATCGACTTCAAGGAGGACTACATTGATGACGATGCTATTTTCGATGAGGAATACGAAAATGCCTGCGAATTTGAATGGGAATGCATGACGGGAAGATAAACCTTCCCCACTCTTTCCAAACAGCCCCTGATTCAAGGGGCTGTGGCTCGTACCGAAGATATATAGTACACAAAATACAGCTGTTATGTTTGTGCAGTATATTTCTCCGATATGACTTGCTATACTTGAAATTGTATGATAATATGGTTATAATGAGAGTAGAATCTCAATTACAAAACTGCCCACTGGGGCATAAAAATAAATGATGCAGACTTGCTTTTCAGCAGGTCTTTTTTCTTACATGGGAGGTGAATACAATGGCAAGATTTAAACCAACCCGCTTTATGGCGGAGAATTCCAAGTATAACAAAAAGGTGGCGGACTATGCTGTTTCTTTTATTGAATGCCTCAGCCATACCAAAGGCACATGGGCAGGAAAGAAATTTGAACTGCTGAACTGGCAGGAGCAGATTATCCGTGACCTGTTCGGCATTCTGAAACCGAACGGCTATCGGCAATTCAACACGGCTTACATTGAAATTCCCAAGAAGAATGGCAAATCAGAGCTTGCAGCTGCCGTCGCTCTGCTATTAACTTGTGGTGACGGAGAACAGCGAGCGGAGGTCTATGGTTGTGCCGCAGACCGACAGCAAGCCTCGATTGTTTTTGACGTTGCCGCAGATATGGTTCGTATGTGTCCGGCTTTGATGAAAAGAGTCCGGATACTTACTGCACAAAAAAGAATTGTATACACACCGACCAACAGTTTCTATCAGGTGCTTTCGGCAGAAGCCTACTCCAAGCACGGTTTCAACATTCACGGGGTTGTGTTTGATGAACTGCATACACAGCCGAACCGAAAGCTGTTTGATGTTATGACCAAAGGCTCCGGTGATGCCAGAATGCAGCCTTTGTACTTCCTGATTACCACTGCCGGAACGGACACCAACAGCATCTGCTATGAAGTTCACCAAAAAGCAAAGGACATTCTGGAGGGTAGAAAACATGACCCGACATTTTATCCTGTCATTTATGGTGCAGATGAATCTGAGGACTGGACGGATCCGAAGGTGTGGAAAAAGGCAAACCCAAGTCTGGATAAAACCATTGGAATGGATAAGGTGGTGGCTGCGTGTAACTCTGCAAAGGAAACTCCCGGCGAGGAAAATGCGTTTCGGCAGCTAAGACTCAATCAATGGGTAAAACAGGCTGTTCGTTGGATGCCAATGGAAAAGTGGGACAAATGCAAGGTGGCTTTTAATGAAGAGTTGCTTACGGGGCGTGTTTGCTATGGCGGGCTTGACCTTTCCAGTACAACGGATATTACAGCTTTCGTGCTTGTCTTTCCACCTACTGAAGATGATGAACATTATTATGTTCTTCCTTACTTCTGGCTGCCGGAAGAAACACTGCCACTCAGAGTAAGACGTGACCATGTTCCATATGATATATGGGAACGGCAAGGCTACTTGAAAACCACTGAGGGAAATGTGGTTCACTATGGCTTTATTGAGAATTTCATCGATGAACTGGGGCAGAAATTTCACATCAAAGAAATTGCATTTGACCGCTGGGGTGCAGTGCAGATGTCGCAAAATCTGGAGGGGCTTGGATTTACAATGGTTCAGTTCGGGCAAGGCTACAAAGACACTTCCCCTACATTAGACATAAATGCTTCAACCTGTTCTCTCTTTGGTGGGTATGCCATTTCATCGGTCATATTCAAGATGATAACTGCTTTTTCTGGATAAACAAGCACTTTGTGAATCACGGTATGGAAAAACGTCTGACGGTCTTCGATATGCTCCAGCCGAAGAGCCAGCCAACGAAAATAATTTTCAAAATGCTCTTTTTTCAGCTGCGGCTGCAAAATCGGCATCTTTTCAATCTCTGCTTTTTGTTCTTCCAACTGTGTCAATTTTTCTTGCAATGCCTTGGAACTTGGACACGCAATCAGAGCGTTCACTGTTCCTTGTATCTGTTTTTCAATCTCGTTCAGCCGTTTGCTGCGGTCTGGTTTTCCATCCATATCCGTGGTATAGATTTGGTACAGTCGTTCTGCAAGCGTGGAAACCTGCTCTTCTGTGAAAAAGGTTTGCAAGGCATCTATCACCACCTGCTCCAGTTTGTCTGCATGAATATGTACGCTGTTTTCTGCATGCTCCCTGCTCCGGCAAGCATAATAGAAATACTTTCGTTCTACAGACGAACCGCAGACATATCTTCCGCAGACACCACACTGCAACAGCCCTGACAGTGCGTAAGTATGCCCTGTGGTGTGTTCTCTGGAACGATGGGCAGACTGATTCAACTTTTCCTTTACCCGTTCAAATGTCGTCTGTGAGATGATTGCCGGACAGGTTTCCGGCTCTTCGATGCCGTCTATGTAGTGTATCCCTGTATATTTGTCATTGTGAAGGATGTCGGAAACGGTATAGCGTTTAAATTCGTTTCCATAGTTCGTCCGGTATCCATCTGCATTCAGCTGGTCTGCAATGGATTGAATCGTACAGCCGGAAAGATAGCTTTTGAAAATCCGCCGTACATTCACCGCCTGCTCTTCGTTGATGACAAATCGCTTGTCTTTCCGGTCATAGCCATACAGGACCCGACCGCCGAAATTATGCCCTTTTATAATGCTTTCCCGAATGCCACGCTTGCATTTTCGGGAAAGTTCCCGGCTGAAATATTCGTCCATGGATTCCAGCAAGCCTTCAATCAAAATGCCCTCTGGGCTGTCTGTAATGCGTTCAGTCGCAGATAATACCTTTACGCCATTCTTTTTCAGCTGCTGCTTGCTGATGGCACTATCATAGCGGCTACGGGCGAATCGGTCGAGTTTGTAAACCAGCACATAATCCCAGCCGCCGTTCTTGCTATCCTTTAGCATTTTCTGAAACTGCTCTCGATGCTCTGTAGAAGTGCCGGAGATTGCCCGGTCGATGTATTCGCCCACGATTTGAATTTGCTCTGCCTTTGCAAACTCTTCGCAGACACGCCGCTGCCCCTCAATGCTCTGTTCGGTCTGTCTGTCGCTGGAATAACGACCATAAAACACTGCTCTTTTCATAATCACTCCTGTTACAATATAATTAGTCGGGTAACACCTTACAAGCCGGTAAGGGTTTACACGCATTTGTTACTTAAGCTATACTGAAAGCAGTGATTGGACTGACGTATCACTCCTTGGGACAAAGTGCCCGTAGCAAAGACAGTCATCCATGCTTTCAGTATAGCGTTCGGTTTATGCAGGTTGGGCCACAGAATATTGTGCGTTCGTGTCACCAAACAGATTGAATAGGTAATGAGTAAAGCATGGTTTGCCCGATTACAATATCAAATCAAGAGAGGTAAAATATTATGAACGCAGTAGGTATTGATGTTTCCAAAGGTAAAAGTACAGTTGCTGTACTTCGCCCTTATGGTGAGGTTGTGGTTTCGCCTTTTGATGTTGCTCACACCGGAAGTGATTTAAGAGCATTAGCTGATTTAATCAAGAAGCTCCCCGGTGAGACAAAGGTTGTCATGGAGGCAACAGGAAACTATTTTGAATCCATTGCCCGCTACCTCCACGAACAAAATATATTTGTTTCCGTAGTCAATCCTGTGTTAATCAGTGACTTCGGTGGAAACACGTTAAGAAAGCCAAAAACGGATAAGAAGGATTCGGTAAAAATCGCTTCATATGCGTTAACTTACTGGCTTGACCTGAAGGAATATACTCCTCAGGAAGATTTGAGAAAATCCTTAAAACTGCTGAACAGACAATATCAGCAGTCAATAAAGCTGAAAACCATGATGAATAATAATCTGATTTCGTTGCTTGACCTTACTTTCCCTGGAATCAACAAGCTGTTCACATCACCTTCCAGAGAATCTGATGGTCACGAGAAGTGGGTGGACTTTGTATTGGAATTTTCTCACTGTGACATGATTTCCAAGCTTACCATAAAGGCTTTTGCAAAGAAATACAAGAAGTGGTCCGATAAAAACTCATATCACTTCATAGAATCATCATGCAAGAAAATATACGCTTTTGCAAAGGATTGTGTCAGCAGCGTTTCTTCTGATAAAGCAATCGTTTTCTCTGTTGTACAAGCGGCAAAAATGCTTATTTCTGCTACGGAGAACTGTCATGCCATACAGTCTGAAATGAACCGTGTTGCTTCTAAGCTTCCCGAATATGATACTGTAATGAACATGTATGGTGTCGGAAAAGCTGTAGGTCCTCAGCTTATGGCTGAAATAGGAGATCCAAGACGTTTTCACAGCAGAAAAGCAATTACTGCTTATTTTGGCTATGACAGCGAGAATAACGATTCAGGTCAGAAAACTACCAGATCAAATCCGATGACAAAGAAAGGTTCCGGAGCTCTCAGACGAACATTGTTCATCCTTATGCAGGTGCTTCTGCAAACTAAGCCGCAGGACAATCCTGTTTATGATTTTCTCATTAAAAAGAAATCTGAAGGCAAGCACTATTACTCATACATAAATGCAGCTGCAAACAAATTTCTGCGTATCTATTATGCAAGAGTAAAAGAAGTTTTGAATGTCTCAGAACAGATGACATAATTGTCTATTCATGAGTTCCTTACCGTCGGCACGACATACAGAGCATTTTTATGATGTTCTGTCAAGGTTGCCGACCCGCTAAAAATTTTTTAGGCTGCTCAGGCAGTCTTTTTGTCGTGTCCTTTTTTCTTTCAGAAAATTTTTTCTGTTTTTTTAATTTTAGGGGTTGACTTTTATTTGCAGGTCTTTACAGTACTTTTCCAGTTGTTCGATTGATCCACTGAAGAAACTGCTCTCGCTGTACCTTGTAGCATCGTTTGATTTGAATAGATGGAAAATCCTTTGCTCGCATCAACTCATATGCCATGCTGAGAGAAATATTCAGATAACCTGCAATATCGCTCGTCGACAACACTAGAGGCAGTTCTTCATTGTTTTTGTAAACTGGTAATTCTTCTTTTTTCATGGAAAATACCACCTTTCTTTTTTTATTGAGATGTTTGATCGACGGTATTTTTTTAATTTTGAATCTGAAAAAGAAACCACTTTCTTGATAAGAAAGCAGTTTCTTTTTGTAAGTTAGAGTTCAATTTGCCTTAGTTGCACTGAATTGCACAAATCGTATCATAAAGAAAAGTCGTATCGCACAGCATCTCCTCAATCTCATCAGCAGAATAACCATAGTCCAACAGCAAGAGCACATCCTCTTCCGAAACGCCATAGCATCCGCACATTTCCAACAACAATTCTTCCTGTTGCGTGTAATCATCTTCCCAATCATAATCAGAATACTG